TCTTCTTATAATACCGTAGGTAATAGTTATAATACAATTGAAGATTATATTGAAAGTGGTTATAAATTAAACCCCCATGTTTATTCCGTAATAAACTATATTACCAAAGCAATTCAAAGTGTGCCTTTTGACATCTACGAAGTAGTAGACGAAAAGAGTTATAAACGTTCATTAACCTTAAAGGCAAAAAGACCCGAGCAGGCGGAATACTACGCCTCAAAGGCTTTAATCAAAACAACGAACGAACAGTTGTCAGGGCTTATTAAAAGACCTAACGAAACAGATACGTGGGAGGCTTTTATAGAACAATCTATTGGTTATAAATTGCTAACTGGTAATAATTATATTTACGGTTTAAAACCTGCTGGTTTTAATAATATAACTAAGATATATAACATACCTAGTCAACTAGTTACTATTAACATTGGAACGTTTATGAATCCTATTAAGAGTTACGCGATAGGGTTTGGCAACAACGTAAACTGGAAACTGGAACCAGAAACGATATTACATAGAAAAAACTGGAACCCTAGCTATACAGAGGAACACGGTAATTTCTATGGCCTTAGTCCTATGTGTTCTTTAAAGAATGTTGTTTTAAGGACAAACGAAGCTAAGAGCGCATCTTTAGCGATGTTTGAAAACGGCATACCAGCTGGGGTGTTGAGCAACGAAAGCGGTTTGTCCATGACCCCCGACGACCTTAAAATGGTAGAAAGGCAGTTTAAAGAGAAATTTGGTAAGGGTAAGAACGTAAATAAATTAATGTTCTCTTCGCAGAAATTAGGGTGGCAATCCTTGGGAATGAATTCGATAGACATGCAAATAATAGAAGCCGAGAAAGCAGATCTAAGGGATGTTTGTAGGGTTTACGGTGTTCCTAGTATGCTAATAAACGACAATGAACAGTCTACCTATAACAATATTTTGGAGGCTGAAAAAAGGTTTTGGAGCAATACGGCATTGCCTTTAATGGATAGCTTTGTAAGCGACCTTAATAGATTTGTTTTAGAGGGTTATAATACGACCGACAATAAAAAGTATGTTATTGATTATGATGTTAAGGCTATTACTGCGTTACAAGACGATATGCAAACATTAAGCGATAGACTGTTAAAGGAACTTGAACACGGTCTTTGGACGCCTAATGAAGTTAGAATGATGTTGGATAAAGAAATAGGAGAAAGCGCGCATTTAAACACTTACTTTATAAGTAACAATATAACTCCTGTTGATAATAAACAGGGTTTATTAGCACTTATTAGTACATTGTCTCCGTTGGTAGCGAACCAACTTATAGATAAATTAACACCGCAAGAATTAGATCAATTACTAAATAGAACAAAAAATGATATACAAGCGTAAAATAAACGATTTAGAGTTAAAAGATTTTGATCAAAAGGCAGGTATCGTTACGTTTTATTTTGCTAATTTCGGCAACAAAGATTCCGATAATGATATAATACAGGAAGGCTCCTATACAAAAACCCTTAACGAAAACCGCAAAAGAATAAAGCACTTTAAAAACCATGACGCCACGCAAGTACCTGGATTTATCATGGATATACAACAAGACCACAAGGGAGCGTTTGCAGTTAGCCAACTAGCTAAAACCACCCTAGGTAGGGACACGTTAATAGAATATGAATCGGGTATTATATCCGAACATTCACAAGGGTTTAATATTATTAAAGAAGAATTTAGCCAAATGGATGGGGCTAACATTATAAAGGAAATACGTTTGTGGGAAGTGTCCAGCTAGACAGCTTGGGGGGCAAATGAGTTCACGCCTATGGTAGATTTAAAACACGCAAATGACATCATTGAATTGATGCAAAGAATAAATTCTTTACTTACTAAAACCGCGATAAGCGACGATAGGGCAAAGGAATTTGAAAGGGAGTATATTAAGCTTAGTAAGCTTGTTAAGTCGTTTGAATCTCAGTCGCCTGAAAGCACTGAAATTGAAGAACACTTAGAAGAAGACGCTACTACTCTATTATTAAAACAATTTATAAACAATTTAAAATTCTAAAAAATGAGTGATTTACACAAAGACATTGAGCACATAACGGGTGCTATTAATGCAAAACAAGCGGAATTGACCGCGCAAATACTTACCAAAGCTTCAACGGAAAGCATTACGGAAGTTAAAAGCGACCTTGCTAACTTGCATGCAATTGCTTTAAAGCAGGGCGAAATGCTAGCTAAGATCGAAAACAATACAGTTAGTAAAGAAGCTGAATTGAAAGACGCGGTTTCCAACGTTATGGAAATGTATAAAACAAAAGCGTCTGAACTAAAAACTGGATCTATAACAAAAGCGTCCTTCGAGGGCAAGATGGCTACAAAATCTACCGTAACTACTACAAATTTTACAGGGTCTGATTATTGGGCTTCTAAGGTTCCTGGCATTGGTGAAATACCTTACCGTAAACAGTTTTTATCGCCTTTATTTCCACAAGGATCTGTAGGAGATGGTAACGGAGATATGTTATTGTTTGCAGACCAAGCAACAGCAACTAGAGCAGCGAACATTGTAGATGCTTGCGCGGCTGCTTATCCTAATACATCGAATGTAACTTGGATAAAAAGAGCATTACAAATTGAAAAAATAGGTGATTCTATTAAAATTTGTAAAGACACTTTAATGGACTTCGATTTTGTTGAATCTCAAGTGCGTAACTTATTACTTACTTCCGTACAACAAAAAGTAGATCAACAAATATTATTAGGAACTGGTTTATCTAACCAACTAGTAGGTATTGATTCTTTCGCTTTAGCTTTCGCGGCTGGAACGTTTGCAACATCCATTCCTAACGCAAATATTTTTGATTTAGTACATGTAACAGGTTCTTTAATTTCTATCGCTGGCGAAGGAAAATATATGGCTAATACCATATTGATGAATCCTGCAGACTTTACTAAATTAATGTCTACCAAAGACGCAAACGGTAATTATATTATCCCTCCTTTTGCGACTGAAAACGGAAGAGTTATAAATGGCGTGCGTGTAGTTGAATCTACTTTAGTACCTACAAACGTAGCTTATGTTTTTGACAGTACAATGGGAACTGTTTACAATCGTAAATCTTTAGGCTTAGAAGTTGCAGATCAAAATGAAGATGACTTCAATAAAGATCTTTTAACTTTTAAAGCTTTCCAAAGATTATCTTTCATGGTAAGAAATGTTGATTATTCAGCGTTTGTTAAAATTTCAGATGTTGCTGCTGCAATAACTGCTATTAACCAACCATAATCACCAACCCCGTGCGCCCTTGAATGTGGCCACGGGGTTCTAAAAAATTAAATGTTATGAAAATAATAATGACAAAAGACCATTACAGCGGACTTACTAGAGACACGGTAATCGAAAGCCCTTATGAAGATAGACTAATGAAATTAGTAGATGAAGGGTATGCAGAGTTGTTAAGCAAAGCACCTGATAATAAACTATCTACTAATAACCCTGTTGAGGTTACTAAGGAGTTAAAAACAACGGGTAAAAAGAAATAATAAATGGGATACCCTATATTAAAAGTTGCTGATTTTACAGGGTTTTACAATATCTCCCAAAATAGATTTGTAAAAACAGATATTGAAACATTCATATCTATGTATGAAGGGCAATATTTAGACAATTTGTTAGGGTGTGAACTTTCTTCTTTACTCATTGCAGACTTAGACGTTTTAACTAATATACCTGTAACAGCTAGATTTTTAGATCTATGGAACCCCTTTTGCGAGGATACTTATAGGTGCAACCAGTTGTATTATAGATCTACTGGAATAAAGGATATGTTAAGGGCGTTTGTTTATTACCACTATGTCAATGGGCAACAGCAAGGTAATACTATTGCTGGCAATGTTAACCAACAAGTTGAGACAGCAAAGCAAGTAAGCGGTAATGACAATCAATTTAATGTTATTTTGAGGTATAACGAAGGTGTAAAGACCTTTAATGTATTACAACAGAGGTTAATATTAAATAGTGCTTTGTATCCAGAGTTTAAAGGGCAGTATAATAATAAAGAATTAATGTTTTTCGTATGAAAAAAATATATGTAGAGGGAAACTATTTAATAATTAATAACGAAATAGATGTTGCTGAATTTCCTTTAATAGGAACGGAGTTCGACAACACAAATGGTTATATAACTATTAAAATAAATCAAACTTATTACCCTATATTGCATGCCGATGTACCTACGTTTTTTGATTTATCTGGTCTTATTGCCTACTCTGTTTCTACCTTAGAAACTTTTTTACGTAATAATACTTCGCCAGCTGGCGGAAGTGGCGGAGGCGGTGGTGGCGGTGGCGGTGATGCATCCGCAAACAACCAGTTGTTAGGCAATGCTTCTTTATCTAGTATAGACACTAAGTTATCTAGTCAAGCGACAGCGGCACACCAAGTAACAGCACAAACATCCCTTAATAGTATAGTAACTAATCAAGGCACGGACAATACAGGCATTACACAAGTAAATACAGGCACAGGATTAAAAGGATGGTTAAGTGGAATATATAAGAGGCTTACAGATGCTTTAACAAATACAACAGCTCCGTTTACAAGAATAACGGATGGCACTACAAATTTAAGTGTTAACCCTGCTAGTACGGTTGCGTTGTCTTCAAGTGTTTCGGTACCTGTATCTATATTGCCTAATAACAATTTAGTAAAAGTAACCGATGGAACTAATACAGCAACAATAAAACCCGCTAGCACCTCTGCTGTATCTGCAGATACCGCTTTAGTAGTTGCTATAAGCCCTAATAACGCGCTAACAATTAACCAAACGCAAATTAATGGCGTGGCGGTTTCGGCTGGCTCGGGTGTTAATGGCACGGGAGTACAAAGAGTTACAATAGCAACAGATCAGGCGAGCGTTCCAACAAACCAAACTATCGCCACAAGTGGGTTTAGTAAAATTACTGACGGAACTAATACAGCA